TAAAGTAACTCTAGGGGGTAGTCTTATGGCTATCCCCTTTTTTGTCTAAAGGAGAACACATGATTTTAACACCACTAACCAAATTGGACGCAGTGAATGAAATATGCGGAGCTATGGGTGAAGCTCCTGTAGACACTTTAGAGAACAGTGAGAATGTCGACACGATCAATGCAGTTCGTATGCTAGAAGCTGAGACAAGAGCTATTCAGGTAATGGGGTGGACTTTCAATACGATTAACCCATTCATTTTAATACCTGATGAGCACTCTAAGCGTATCCTTTGGGACGACGCTATCTTGTCTATTCAGTTTGACGATAAGCGTATCGTGAGAAAGCGTGATGAATGGCTATATGATGTAACCAATAATACAGACCGCTTTGACGCACCACTGACAGCTAAAGTAATTCAATATGTACCTTTTGAAGAAATGCCACAAGTATTCCGACAATATATTACTGTACGCACAGCTAACCATTTTGTCGCACGATACTTAGGAGACCCTACGATTATGCAGGAGCTTCAAAAGGAAGAAGCACAAGCGTATATGCAGATGATGGAAAATGAGATTACTTTAGAGCAATCTAATATCCTTCAGAACCCTGCAATACAAACTTATATGAATAGGGGGTAACAGATGGCACTTGTACAGCAAACCATTAAGAACCTTATTGCAGGTATATCACAACAACCACCTAAGTTGCGTCATGCGGAACAGCTAGAAGAACAGATTAATGGCTTCTCTACAGAAGCAGGCGGTTTACAAAAGAGACCACCAACGCAACACATTAAGAAATTACCAACACTACCTTTAAAAACTAAAATTCATATCATCAATCGAGACGACAATGAGCGTTATATTATAGCCTTCACTGGTACTGGTATTCGTATCTTCGACTTGAATGGCAATGAGAAAACAGTGAACATGGCTAATACGTCAACTCAATATGTAACTTGCGAAAAGCCTAATGAGCAACTTAAAGCAATTACAGTAGCAGATCATACGTTTATCGTAAACACAACTAAAGAAGCAAAAATAAATGAAAATCATAGATCACCGAATATTTGGGAGACACAAGGGGCTCTAGTAGTAATACGACAAGGACAGTATGGTAGAAAATACACAGTACGTATACAAGGACAAGAGTATTCCTATGAGACACCTAATGGTGGGGAAGCATGGCACTCTACTAAAATTGCTACAGACAATATCAGTAATGAGCTCTTTAAGCTACTTGCAGGCGAAGTAGTGAAAACCTTTAGAGACATGAATGATACTGAATTGAACTCCTATGGAATTAAAAAGGAACGTAGACAAACTCAGTCAGGAGATGGCGAGAGATACTACTCAAGAACAGTTTATATCTATAAGGGTCGTGAGTATGGCGAAAGAGACACCTTCGCACCTGAAGGGGTAAAAGGACTTAAAGTAATCAAAGGTACTAACTGGCTACAACTTATAGGCAACTTAGATGACATTTCAGTCTCTGATGGCTTCAATGGTGAAGCTATGAAGTTATTCACTAATACGACACCTAAGTTTGACTTATTGCCTTCTTCAGCTCCTCATGGCTATACAGTGTTAGTCAAAGGTGAACGCTCTACAGATGATGACTACTATGTACGTTACAATGCAGGGCTCAAGCTATGGGAAGAGTGCCCTAAACCTAATATCCCTATATCATTCCTTTGGGACACAATGCCACATATTATCAGACGAGAAGCTAATGGAACATTCACTTGTAAGGAAGCAGAATGGAACCTTCGAGAAACAGGCGATGATGATAGTAACCCTATACCTTCCTTTGTTGGTAACAAGATTAATGACATATTCTTCTTCAGGAACCGCTTAGGAATTATCTCAGGCGAAGCAGTTAATTTGTCGAAAACTTCAGACTTCTTTAACTTTTGGGTAGACAGTGCTACAGGAGTTGTTGACACTGACCCTATTGATTTACAAGTATCTCACAATCGAGTAAGTACTCTTTACAATGCAGTACCATTCAATCAGGACTTGTATCTCTTCAGTGCTCAAACGCAATTCGTATTGAGAGCCGAAGGTGTGCTTAGCCCTAAGACAGCAGTCATTGATCAGGTAACTGAATTTGACGCAGACACATGGATAAAGCCTATTGGTGTAGGTCGTAACTTGTACTTCACAGCTCAAAAGACTGACTACACTGCTGTACAGGAATACTTCGCAGTTGCTGATAGTACGACACAAAAGAACGCTACAGATATTACTGGACACGTTCCGAACTTCCTAAAGAATAAAATCTACACACTCAAGGCTTGTAGCAATGAGAACATTTTAATGTTACTAAGCGACAACCAAAGAGACACAATGTACATATATAAATTCCTATTCCTTAACGACACTAAAGCTCAAGCTAGTTGGAGCCGATGGACATTCGATGGGGAGATTGTCGGAGCTGACTTCATCAACTCTATGATGTACCTAGTCATCAATCGAGGTGGCAATACGTTCCTTGAGAAAATGCCTATTAGCTACAATACAAAAGATTTTGTCGATGAACCTTATCGTGTAATGCTTGACAGGAAGTTTAAAACGACATTACAAGGTACCTTCGATAAGAACACTAAGGAAATGCGATACGATATTAAATCAATCTATGGAGACGCTTATTCTGAACCTAGAGACTACACAATAGTACTAAAGAATGGCTTAGTGTACACAGGAAAGGATACAGTAGTAATTCCTCATCAGGTCGAACCAATGGCAGACATTGAGTGTTATGTAGGTGTACCTTATGACCTCAAGTTTACCTACAGTACCTTCTTCATCAAACAGGCTACTCAGACTGGTACAGATACGATACCTAATGACCGCCTACAGCTTCGCTTCTTGAATATCAACTATGATAAGACAGGAGAATTCGAGGTAGAGGTAAGAGCTACAGGTAAGTCTACTAAGCACTATAAGATGACAGCACGAATTGTCGGTACACCAAGTAACCAAGTTGGTATTCACCCACTGGAGACTGGAGAGTTTAGAGTACCACTAATGGGACGTAACATTGATACATCAGTAACAGTATTAAACAAAAGCCCTCTTCCGAGTGCGTTTAACACGACAGTATGGCAGGGGCTTGTAACATATAAATTTAGACAGATATAGAAAGGAGACATATGGGGACTGGAGTAAACCAACTCATGAGTGCAGGTGGCTTAGCTTCCACAGGCTCTCTAGGGGCTAACTCTAAGATTGGTATGGGTATAGACCTTTGGAGTATGTATAGCAACTACATGAACCAAAGGCGACAAGCAGAAGCTCAAGCAGACCAAATTATAGCACAGGCTAAAGGGGCTATTAAGACTATGAACTATTCTCTTAGTAACTTTGAGAATGAGCGTAGAAATGCCTTTGAAGCCAGTGTAGCTCAGTTGGGTGCAATTAGACTTCAGGCACGAGGGCTTGAAGCAAGCGTACAGGCAAGCACTGGAGAGTACCAAAATGGTAAGACAGCTAAGCTATTAGTACGCTCAACGAAAGCCGATGGCAACCGAGCGACAACTCAAGTTAAAGACAACTTTATCCGTAAGAGTGATGAGATTGACCAAAACAAAGAACGAGCATTTCTCAGCACTAGGGAATATTTGTCGCACCTTGAGACACCAAGAATTCCAACTCTATTAGGCGGTATTATAAGTCAAGCAGGGTATGCTATTCAGTCTTATAACGCTTATAAGAACATGAACACTGATAGACTTGCTAAGCTAGGAGACAGTCAAGGTGTAGGTGGAACCAGTGGAGCTCATGTAGCTAGTACAGTAAGCCGATGGACACCTGACTACTCCTTTAGGAGTGCTAGTCAAAACCCATGGAGAACCAGTGCTAACGATGGGTTTAGCTTAGCGGATACTAGAAGAGGAGTGCTAGGGTATACAGTTAATGACCCTAAGGCAATCAATTATGGTAACCCTAATATTCGATACGACACTAATAGTGCAAGCTACCAGTACAGTACTAACGGCTTTGCTACAGCTTTGTCGGTGAATATGGACTATCCTAAGCTCCTAAGCACTTCCTTTAGAAGTCCTATAAGATTTGGTAACCCACGAATTGGGTATGATCAAGACAGTAATCAATATACATTTAATGGAGGTATGCTATAGATGGCAAACAATAACACACAAGTGAGTGGCTCTGTAGGCACTGCACAACAGTTTATGCCTAATGCACCTCAAACATATCAACAGAATTTGTCTAATGTAGCTTCTGTAGGAGCTCCGATGGCACGCTTTACGAACGCTAGTGATATGCTTGCAACAGGCTTATCACAACTGGGAGTAGCGTGGAGACAGTATACGCATGATGAAGAGGAGCGTAAAGAAAAGATAGCGAAAGCTGTAGCTCCTCAAGTATTCACAAGTATGACTGAAGAGCAAAAGGAAGGACTGACTACACGACAAATTTTAGCAACAAGTGGTAAATTTAACCTTCAGGACAATGAGTATGCAGTCGCTACCATTGACCGCATGAGAGGTACTGAGATGGGTAAACGCATAGAAAGCGACTGGAATATCTATGATGACCAACATAAACAGCAACCTGATTTACCACGACAATTCAATACCTTCGATGAGTTTTACGAAGCACGCTTAAAAGACTATATGTCGGAAGAAAACATTGAGAACCAGTACGCTTTTCAAAACGGACTTGAAGAGCAACACATGGCAACCAAGATGGCAGTGTTCGACACCTTTACGAAGCGTAAGGAGACACAGTTAAAACTAGAGCGTGTTAATGGTATTACTGCAATGGTAGGCGACTTCGCACGGAATAACCCTAACATTTCTATAGAAGAAGGTACACCATACCTTGACGCTATCTTAACGAATATCCGTGAGACAGCTACAAGTGATAGCAACCTTGAGTACAAGCTGTTAGCTAATGTAGCTGAAGCAATCTCTAAGACTGGTAATGCAGGACTTGTAGAAGCCTTTGGCGACATGGAGTATGACGACAGAAATCGAGTGAAAGACATGATTGATTTGTCGGAATACAAGGACAGTGCTAACACTGAAGCCACTAAAATTCGTAATGATAGATTTGTCGCACTCAATAAGGAAATCGAAGGGGCTAAGAGTATAGAAGCTCTTGACGCAATCTATACACGTCTTAAAGAAGAGAGCCCTGAGGACTACCGAATGGTGGCTCCTTTGTACAATCACGCAGTTGCTAATATCAAGACTGAGATAGCACGACAACAAAAGTTAGCACTCATGAAGCAGAAAACTGAATTAGCTAGAAGCAATGCAATGGCTACATTAAGTCCAATGTTTGACGCAATGCTCAGTGGTAAAGCGTCATGGAACGGAATGGAATTCCCTAGAAGTGAAGCAGACCTAAAGGATATGGGTATAGACCCTGATGTATTCATCAGTGGAGCTAGAGAAATGCTACGACAAAGACTATTGAGTGGTCAGTATGATGGCTTGCAGTATGTCTTAGCTAACCCACTCATCGGCAATGCTATGAGAACTACCATGGCAGACCAAATGGAAGTAGGCTTAGCGTCTATGGATCAGAGTGGTAACATTCCTGAAGTTGTCGGCTTAGCAGTATCTTTATATCGAGCTAGACCTAACATGGTACATCAATTACTTAACCCTAAATGGGCAGGTCGTATCCAAGCCTTAGCGAGCCTACAGGATAGCATGGGGCAACAAGAGGGTACGC